AGTGGGGATTAGTAGTAGTAACAGGAATTATTGGATATTTTCTTAGAATGATCCATACAGATGTGAGAAGTAACACAGAGAGTATAGGTAAACTCAAAGGTAAAATTGAACTTGTAGAACAAGAATCAAGATTAAAGTATCAAGCAATCCAAGAACAAACACAATTAGAAATTAAAAACTTAGCTAGAAGTGTAGCTGAATTATCAGATGCAGTGAAACAATTAATATTACAAAGATAATGGACACAACAGCAGTATCAACAGGAGCACCAGACTTTGGTGTATTTGGACAACTAGCAGACTATGGTCCTCTAGGTCTAGCAGTATTAGCACTTGGTTATGTTGCATGGTTATTTATCAAGAGATATCTTGATGAGACTAAGCAACTAAAAGAAGAACTAAAAGAAAAAAAAGTAACAAGAAGAAAAACTAGGAAATAATGTCATTCGGTCCTTTTGAAGTATTAACTCAATATGGTGTATTAGGCTTTGCAGTGCTAGGTCTAGGATACCTTTGTTGGATATTTTTAAACAAACTCATGAAGAGTGAAGAAGAATATAAAGCAAGAGTAGAAGAACTTGAAGGTGAGTACAGAGATGATCTAGAACAAAAACTAGATGAGAGTACTGAAAGTTCTAAGAGCTTAAAAGAAACTGTGTTAATGTTATTTGGTAAGAGCAAGTATCAATGAAAAAGAAACTACTTATTGTAGGGATATCATTTATAACTCTGATTTGTTTACAGATCTTTTCCAGCGGGAATGAACATGTAGTAGTAGTTGATGATAATATCCAACTTACAGGAGAGAACAAACAACTTACTAGTGCAAATAAAAAACTAACAAATAGTGTTAATCAATTAACAGCTGAGAATCAAGAGTTAACAGAAGATAAAGCTAACCTTGAGAACATGGTATCAGCAGTTATAGGTGACTTAGATAGTACAAAGTCTGTTGTAAAAGATATTAAAAAGGAACTAGCACATGAAAAAGATATTGTTACTAAGCAGTCTACTGGTGACCAGTTTGATTTTCAGCCAATCAAACTACCCACTGAAGACGGTAATTAAAGGAGACTCTGTTGTTATCTTAACAGTAAAGCAGGCTGATGATATCAATAACATATTTGAAAGCCAGAAAGCTAAGATAGCAGCATTTAAAAAAGACATTATTACAAGAGATAGCATCATTGCAATTAGAGATACTATTATATTACAAAAAGAAAAAGTAATAGTTAAACATGAGTTTGACTATGAGATAGCAAAAAGGCTGGATGTATTAGAGGCATGGATGTTAAATGCTAGTATTAACGGTACATGGATATATTACTCTTGGGAAGATGGTGTAATATATTCTGTAGACTTAAGTCAGTATCTAGTAAAGAAAGATGACATGACAGGAGATATCTTCTTCTATAAATGTGATGCTATACTAGATCCAAAGAAAGAGCAAGAGGAACCACATAAAGGGTGGGAAAAAGATATTATTAAACCCAAGAGACCTAAGGTAACTGAAGTCCCTATTAAATTATAAGTATGAAAAAGTTATTAAGAGAATTAATTAGTGATGACAATAGTATTAATGAACAAGCATTTGTAGGAGTTGTTTCCTTCTTTGCTATGGTATTTGTATTAACAGTAGATGTTATCACAGGTATATTAGGAAATGAATTAGTTATCAAGGAGTTTATCTTTGATGGTTTTATGTTATTAACTTTGGGAGCATTTGGTATTACAACTGCCGGAAGAGTTATGAGTTTAAAACATAAGAATAAGAAACAAGAAGAAGCTTCAGAAGAAGTAGTAGATTAATCATATAAAACAAACACAATGCAATTAAGTAAAAATTTATCACTAGCAGAAGTAATGAGATCAGAAACTGCTAAAAGAAAAGGAGTAAGTAACATGCCTACACCTGAACACATTGAGAACTTTAAGTTGTTGGCTGAAAAAGTATTCCAACCAATTAGAGAACACTTTGGAGTTCCAATTCATATCTCATCTGGTTACCGCTCGTATGCCTTGAATAAGGCTGTAGGAGGGTCAGCTTCTAGTCAACATTGTTCTGGTGAAGCAATTGATATTGACATGGATGGCACATCAATAACCAATAAACAAATCTTTGATTTTATTAAAGAGAACTTAAATTTTGATCAAATGATCTGGGAGTTTGGAACAGATGCTAATCCTGATTGGGTACATGTATCTTATGAGTCTACAGGGAAACAAAGAAAACAAATCCTTAAAGCTTCTAAGACAGCAAGCGGAACTAAGTATACACCATTTAAGTAAGTTATGAAATTTAGAAACAGTTGGAAAGCAGCCACTAAACAGTGGGACAAATTAATGATTAGATTAAGAATCTCTTCATTAGATGTATTTGCTCTTGAGATAGACTTATCAAGAGACTTTTATTTAATTACAATATTGAACTTAACTCTTAAAAATAGATAAGATGATAGATGACAAGAACCAGATCATTAGATCTATGAGAAGTTATGAGACTGGTGGAAGTACTGATGACTCATGTATGGAAACAGTAATGGTTGATGGTAAACGGAAACGCAGAAGAAAAAAAGGTGGCTGTCATAGTTCTCAGAAGTTTGGTCAGCGTAGTATTCCAGAAGGAGTTAAAAAAGCAGTAGGAGCTGTAGCAACTGGTGTTGCTGGAGCATTAGTATATAAAAACAGAGATGCTATTAAGGAAAAGATGGGAATGAAAAAAGGAGGTTCTGTTAAAAGAAAGTAATTTAACATTCTAAAGTTACAGAGATCCAGGTACTTACAGTGTCTGGATTTTTTATTTTAAATCTATTACATTTAAACTTTTTATGTATATTTGTTTTAAACTTAAAATATATAGTAATGGAAAACCAACAAGAAAAAGAGTTTACAGTTGAAGAATTAGCTGCTCAAAAAGAGAATATGCTTAAGTTCTATACAGAATCTTTACCATATTTAGATGCACAGTATCAGTATGAGGAATTACTTTTAAAGATTGATGAAGCAAGATTTAAAAGAAATAACATTCAGATGCAGTATGCTATGATGGCACAAGCTCAACAAGAATCTGAAGCACAAGCAGATCAGGAAGATGATGAAGATGAACTTCCCTTACCTGAGTTAGAACAAAAAGCTAGAAAGCTTAAAAGAGGATAATTATGGCTTTAGTAAATCAAGTACAGAAGCGTGTTAAAATGCCTAAGTGGGATATAGTAAAATTTCAGATACTTACACATTGTTATATTAATCATATAGCAATGAGTGAGTCTGATCTAAACTGTTTGACTTTACTAAGTTTTAATGAACCAATTGAATTAACTCATTTTTGTTATGATGCATCTTCAGATGAAGAATCAATTTTTAAATCTCCACAGACTGTAAGAAATTGTATTAATAAAGCTGAAAAAAATAACATTGTAGTAAAAGATGTAGATAATAAAAAACTTATAAAGTTAAATCCAAGTTTGAAAATTCAAACTGAAGGAACTGTTTTATTAGACTATAAATTTTTAGGATATGATACCAAAGAAAGCAACCAAGCTTTATAGTCAAGTTTCTGAAGATTTAGATTTAGATGAAAATCTAGTAGAAACATTTTTAGAATTTTATTATAAAGAGATTAGAACTTTAATGTCAAACTTGGAATATCCAAGATTAAATATTGATGGGCTTGGTCATTTTGTTGTTAAATCTTATAGTGTAAATAGAGCAATTGCAAGATATTCTAGATCTTTAGAAAATCATGATACATCTACTTTTGGTGCTTATTATAATAAAAAAATGATGGAAACCAGATTAGATTTATTAATGAAAGTAGAAAAAAAAATTTTAGAGGAAGAACAAAGAAAATTAACTTTTAAAAAAACTAAATATGAAAGCAGTTCTAAAGACAATCTGGGAGAATAGAAAAGGTATCCTAGAAGGTATTAAAAACTCTGTAATTAGAGATGAGTTTGTAGAAGATATTGCAAGGATGAGACATGACATCTGTGATGATTGTGAACATTTAGATACAAAAGGAAAGAAGTGTGCTGTAAAAGGTACTAAGCCTTGTTGTGCTGAGTGTGGATGCTCATTAGGATTTAAAACCAGATCACTTTCTTCTGAATGCCCATTAGGTAAATGGCAAGCAATTGCTACAGAAGAAGAAGAAGACAAACTAGATGAGCTATGAGTATAGTATTTAATGCAGCAGAACATAGTTATAAAAGCATAGATGGTGCTGAAGGAATTAGTTGGACAAGTGTAACTACACTTATCTCTAGTCTAAAGAAACCATTTGATGCTAAAGCTGTAGCTGCTAGAGTCACAAAGAATAAAAAATCTAAATGGCATGGTATTGAACCAAAGATTATTGAACAGATCTGGAAGAATGAAGCTGACAGAGCAACAACTCTTGGTACATATTATCATAATCAAAGAGAAGCTGACTTATGTTCTTTAGCTTCTATTGAGAGAGAAGGTGTTACTGTACCAGTTATTTCTCCATCAGGAGAACATGAAGGTATTAGATTTGCTCCTTTACAAAAATTAGATCCAGGCGTGTATCCAGAACATATGGTTTATCTTAAGTCTGCAGGTATCTGTGGACAATCAGATTTAGTAGAAGTAGTCAATGGTAAATTAAATATCATTGACTACAAGACTAATAAGGAGATTAAGACTGAAGCATTTACTAATTGGGAAGGTATTACTGAAAAGATGCTTGATCCTATTAATCACTTAGATGATTGTAACTTTAATCACTATGCTTTACAACTTAGTATTTATATGTATATTATACTTAAGCATAATCCTAAGTTAAAGCCAGGAAGAATCTTTATACACCATATTACATTTGAACAAGAAGGAGAAGATAAATATGGATATCCAATTGCTGCAAAAGACTCTGATGGTAATCCAATAGTAAAAGATGTATTACCTATGGCAGTACCCTATCTAGTAGATGAGGTAATATCTATACTACATTATATTAAAGATCATCCTGTAAAAAAGAAATAATATGAAATTTTATGAAGTAAGACATTATAATCCAACTTACCCAGGCCGTGATAAAATATTAGCTTATAAGGGTATTGTATTATTTAGATACAAAGGAAAGTTGTTATGCTATCTTAAACATTTAAAAAATAAAACTAAAGGTCATGAGGATCCTAAAAACCCAGATGTATATTTACCAGAAGGTTTTATTGTTTGTAAAAATGATCATCTATTATACTATCAACATTATTTAGCTTTAGGTTTTATTGATGGTTTAAAAAATATATTAGGCATAGAGTCTAAACCAAAAGTTGAAAATCCTTTCTTATGATAGCAAGACTATTTGATGTTCAGAATGGAGTAGTAATACCTACAGAACATTGTTACACACTCAAGGCTTTAAAAGATATAATGGATAACTATCCAGAAGATCATTTAAAGATTTACTTGTATCTTTTTTATATGACATGTCCTAATCCGGATATGAACCCATTCTTTAATACTCCAGATATTGATAAGGAAGATATTATCTTAAGAGAAATAGAAGCAGAGTTTTCTACTGAAGATCAAGATATTTATATAGCACTAGAGTTTTGCAAAAGAATGTATGAAACACCTACATCTAGAGCATACAAAGGTATGGCATCTATGTTAGATAGATTAGCTAGATATATGGAGACCACACAGATTACTGCAGGAAGAGATGGTAATATTAACTCACTAGTAGCTGCAGCTAAAAACTTTGATCAAATTAGAGCATCATTTAAGGGTGTGTACAAAGATCTTCAAGAAGAACAATCAAGCAAAGTGCGTGGTGGAATTGGTATGGCATATGATCAATAACTATGAGTGAGATATACCAAGATATACCCTGTTGGGATAATGGAACATGGACTACGGTTTCATTTGGCTCTAGAGAAGAATTTTCTAGATCAATAGCTGATATATTTTCTGAACCTGGAAAGTATGGATTTGATGAAACAAGTTTACTCTTTAATCAAGAGGCTGTAAAATTTAGAGATCAAAACCTTTATTGCGTAGCTCCATTTAGATCAAGGGATTTTATATCATATTGGGATGACCAAAAACACAAATGTAGAAAAGGAGTTTTCTATATAAACGGTGATAAGAAGTGGTATCTTACCAGGGACTACTATATGTGGTTAAACTTCTTACCTATCTTTGATAAGGAACAACAGAAGTTTGACTTTGCAAAGATTAGGGATGCTCAGTATCACATGGCTTTATATGAGTTACTTGCTGAACTAAACTATCAACATGTTGCTATCCTGAAGAAACGTCAGATAGCATCCTCATACTTCCATATCTCTAAGTTACTTAATCAGCTTTGGTTTGAAGCTGGGGTAACTTTAAAGATGGGAGCCAGCCTCAAAGATTATATCAATGAGAAAGGTTCTTGGAAGTTTATGTCAGAATATGCTGCGTTCTTAAATGAACACACTGCATGGTACCGTCCAATGTCTCCAGACAAAGTCTTAATGTGGCAGCAGAAGATTGAAGTAAGAAAAGGGGACAGAAAAACAGAAGTGGGTCTAAAGGGTACTATGCAGGGCATGTCATTTGAGAAAGATCCTACAAATGGTGTAGGGGGTCCAGTAAAATACTTCTTTCATGAAGAGGCAGGAATTGCTCCTAAGATGGATCTTACATATGAGTACATGCGCCCGGCTATGAGATCAGGTCTAATCACAACAGGAATGTTTATTGCTGCAGGATCTGTAGGAGATTTATCTCAGTGTAATCCATTGAGAGATATGATTCTTAATCCAGGATCTAAAGATATTTATGCAGTAGAAACTAATCTTATTGATTCTAAAGGTACTGAAGGTATGTCAGGTTTGTTTATTCCTGAGCAATGGTCAATGCCACCTCATATTGATATTTATGGTAATTCACTTGTAGAAGAAGCATTAAAAGCTTTAGATGCACAGTTTGAGAAATGGAAGAAAGAATTATCTCCTGAAGATTATCAATTAAGAATCTCTCAGCATCCAAGAAATATTGAAGAAGCATTTGCACATAGAAGTGTATCCGTATTTCCTCCACATCTTATTGCTGCTCAAAGTAGAAGAATAGAGGATAAAGAATATGGTTATGAATTTTTAGATATTACTACAGATGAAAATGGTAAACCTTCTGTTAAAGCTTCTAATAAAATGCCCATTAAAGAATTTCCTATTACTAAAAAAACTGAAGATAAAACAGGAGTACTAGTTGTATGGGAAAGACCAATTAAAGATCCAACCTTTGGACAGTACTATGCTTCTATTGACCCTGTATCAGAAGGTAAAACAACAACATCAGAATCATTATGTTCTATTTATGTAATGAAGGCTCCGGTACAAGTTACTAAAGTTACGGGATCAGAAACTGAAACATACATAGAACCAGATAAGATTGTAGCAACTTGGTGTGGTAGGTTTGATGACCTTAACAAAACTCACCAGAGACTAGAGTTAATTATAGAATGGTATAATGCTTGGACAGTAATTGAGAATAATATCTCATTGTTTATCCAGTATATGATATCTAGAAAGAAACAAAGATTCTTAGTACCTAAGAGTCAGATTATGTTTTTGAAAGATCTTGGTGCAAATAGTAATGTTTTTCAGGAATATGGTTGGAAAAATACCGGAACATTATTTAAACAACATCTTCTTAATTATGCCATAGAGTATACTAAAGAAGAATTAGATGTAGAGACAAAAACAGATGGCACTATTGTACGTACAAAATACGGTATAGAAAGAATACCTGACCCAATGCTACTCACTGAGATGCGTGAATATGCACCCGGAGTCAATGTGGATAGGTTAGTTTCTTTTGCAGCCTTGGTTGCTTTTATGAGAATACAGCAGTCAAATAGAGGTTATGCAAAAAGAGTTATCATGGATGATGCAGCTAAAAACTTGCAAAAGTCAGATAATTTGTTTAAATTAAATAGTAGTCCGTTTCGTCATATTGGTAAAACCCATTATAAAGGTGGTCAAGATTTTAAAAGATCTCCTTTTAAGAATTTTAAATAGAAGACATGCAAGTATATAATGCTTTACAAACAAAAAGAGGTGCCAAAGTTCAGCACAATAGACTGGGTAGCATTACGCAACCTTTACAATTTATTTCTAAAAAAGATAAAGATGATGAATGGGCAGCATGGAATTTAGATTGGTTAGAATGGAATGGACTAAAACAAATCCGTAGAAATGCTCGGAGACTAATGAAGAACTATAAACTTGCAAAAGGTATTATAGATAAAACAGATTACATTGTAGAAGAAGATAATGAGTATAGAGAAATTATTGATGTATTAACAAAAGAAGATACTTCTGCATTAGAATTAAAATTTTATCCAATTATTCCAAATGTTATTAATGTTCTAGTAGCTGAGTTTGCTAAAAGAAATACTAAGCTAACATACCGTGCTGTTGATGATTTCTCATACAATGAGATGATGGAGCAGAAAAGAGCAATGGTAGAAGAAACTTTAATGGCAGATGCTCAAATTAAAATTACTGCAGCATTATTAGAACAAGGTCTTGATCCAGAATCAGAAGAAGCACAACAACAACTTGCACCAGATAATTTAAAAACTCTTCCTGAAATTGAATCATTCTTTAAGAAAGATTATAGATCTATGATTGAAGAATGGGCTACTCATCAACATAAAGTTGATGTAGAAAGATTTGGAATGGATGAGTTAGAGGAAAGAGGTTTCCGTGATATGCTTATTACAGATAGAGAGTTCTGGCATTTCCGTATGATGGAAGATGATTATGAAGTTGAGCTTTGGAATCCACCAGTAACATTTTATCATAAGTCTCCAGATGCAAGATATATTTCTCAAGGTAATTGGGTGGGTAAAACAGATATGTTTACAGTATCTGATGTTATTGATAGATTTGGTTACTTAATGACTGAAGAACAATTAGAAGCATTAGAAGCTATTTATCCAATTAGATCTGCAGGTTATAGTATTGCTGGTATGCAGAATGATGGTTCTTTCTATGATGGAACAAAATCACATGAGTGGAATACAAATATGCCATCTTTAGCTTATAGACAGTATACATCAATGATGGCTGGTTCTGGTTCTATTTATGGTAATGGAGATATTATTGCTAGTATATTATCAGAAGGTGAAGATTATACAGATCAAGGTACTGCTTATTTATTAAGAGTAACAACAGCATATTGGAAGTCTCAACGTAAGGTTGGACATCTAACTAAAATTACTGAAAATGGTGAAGTTATTAATGAAGTAATTACAGAAGATTATAAAGTAGAAGATAAACCTGTTTATGATACTAGACTGTTTAAAAATAAATCAAGAGATAATTTAATCTTTGGAGAACATATTGATTGGATTTGGATTAATGAGGTATGGGGTGGTGTAAAGATTGGACCAAATATTCCTTCATTTTGGGGTATGAACAATCCAGGTGGATTCTCCCCTATTTATATTGGAGTAGATAAAAACCATATTGGCCCATTAAAATTCCAATTCAAAGGAGACAACACATTATATGGTTGTAAACTTCCTGTAGAAGGATCTGTATTCTCAGATAGAAATACTAAGTCTACTGCACTATTAGATTTAATGAAACCATACCAGATTGGATACAATATTGTAAACAATCAGATTGCAGATATCTTAGTAGATGAATTAGGTACAGTTATCTTGTTAGATCAAAATGCATTACCAAGACATTCAGCTGGTGAAGACTGGGGTAAAAATAATCTTGCAAAAGCATATGTTGCAATGAAGAATTTTCAGATGCTTCCTCTTGATACTTCTATTACAAACACAGAGAATGCATTAAACTTTCAGCATTTCCAAAAATTGGATCTAGAACAAACTAACCGTTTGATGTCTAGAATTAATTTAGCTAACTACTTTAAACAACAAGCATATGAAGTAATTGGAGTTAATCCACAAAGGATGGGACAACAGTTATCTCAAACAACTGCTACGGGAGTAGAACAAGCTGTTTCAGCGTCTTATGCACAGACAGAGGTATTCTTTATCCAACACTGTGATTATCTAATGCCTAGGGTACACCAAATGCGTACAGACTTAGCACAATATTATAACTCTACTAAACCTTCTGCAAGATTAACATATCTTACAGGTGCGGATGAAAAAGTTAACTTCCAAATAAATGGAACAGATCTTTTAATGAGAGACCTTAATATTTTCTGTAGTACTACTGCAAATCAAAGAGCAATACTTGAGCAGTTAAAACAAATGGCATTACAAAATAATACTACTGGAGCTTCTATCTATGATCTTGGTAAAGTAGTACAATCAGATTCAATTGCACAACTTAATCATGCTCTTAAAGATTCTGAACAAAAACAGAATGCAGTTAAGCAACAAGAAATGCAAACTCAACAACAGATGCAAGAACAACAACTTCAAGCTAAAGCTCAAGAAGAACAACTTAAAAGAGATTTTGACATGCAAGAAGCTGAGAAGAATAGACAAAAAGATATTCTTATTGCTGAGATTAGAGCAGCTGGTTACGGATCTATGGCAGATATTAATCAGAATCAAGAATCTGACTATGCAGATGCTATGAAAGAAATTAGACAGAGTGAACAATATCAAGAACAAAATAATTTGCAAAGAGAAAAACAGTCTAATGAAAATTTAAGAAGTGCTCAGAAAATGGATATTGAAAGAGAGAAGTTAAATACTCAAAGAGAGATAGCAGATAAACAATTACAGATAGCAAGAGAGAATAAAAATAAGTTTGATAAACCATCTACAGATAAAAAGAAGTAGGGCTTTAGCTATATAGTGCTAAAAATTAAATAAGCTCTTATAAATTTATCAAGTTTATTTTGTATATTATAGTATAAATAAAAACCAACCACAATGAGTGAAACAAAAAAAAATCCTGATGATGATCAGGTACAAGACCTTACAGCGGTAGGTCAAGTAGATGTAAATATAGATGAGATCTTTGGAATGCCTGGTGCAGAGAATGTTATGTTACCTGAAGATGGCAAAGAAGAAGAAAAACCTAAGTCTTTATTTTCTAAAGAAAATATAGATACCTCGTTCCTTGACAAGCCTACATCTAAAGAAGATGTAGCAAAGAAAGAAGAAACTGATGATGTAATAGCTGAATTAGATGGCTTAATTTCTCAGGAAGAAGATGCTGGTAATAAAGGAAGACCTAAAGTAGATAAATCAGGTCTTGCTGAGTTAGCTAGTAAAATGATTGAAGAAGGATCTTTAATTCCTTTTGATGATGAAAAGTCATTAGAAGATTATACTACTAAAGACTTCAGAGAATTGTTTGAGGCAAACTTCCAAGAGAGAGAAGCAAAAGTTAAAGAATCAATTCCAAAAGAATTCTTTAATGCACTTCCTGAAGAATTAAAAGCAGCTGCTAAATATGTAGCTGATGGTGGTCAAGATCTAAAAGGATTGTTTCGATCACTTGCACAAGTAGAAGAGATTAGACAATTGGATCCATCTGATGAATATGATCAGGAAGAAATTGCAAGACAATATTTATATGCAACTGATTTTGGAAGTCCAGAAGAAATTGAAGAAGAGATTGAAACATGGAGAGATATTGACAAGTTAGAACAAAAAGCAAATCAGTTTAAACCAAAGTTAGATAGAATGCAAGAAGAAATTGTTACAAGACAATTAGCCGAGCAAGAATCTAAAAAAGAACAACAAGCACAAGCTGCAAAAGTATACACAGATAATGTATATAATACTCTTGTATCTGGTGATTTAAGTGGACTTAAACTTGATAAGAAGCTGCAAGGAATGCTTTACTCAGGATTAGTTCAACCAAACTATCCTTCAATTTCAGGTAAACCTACAAACATGTTAGGACACTTGTTAGAGAAGTATCAGTTTGTAGAGCCAAGACATGATCTAATTGCAGAAGCTCTTTGGTTACTTGCAGATCCAGAAGGATACAGAAATAAGGTAAGAGATCAAGGATCTAAAAAAGCTGTAGAAGAAACAGTAAGAAAATTAAAAACAGAAGAGTCTAGAAAACTTGCATCTTCATCTTCATACGTAGAAGAAGAAAAGAAACCTGCTAGTTCTTCAAGACCACAAAAGACACTTTCTAGACAACCAAATATGTTTAGAAGATTTTAAATAGTAACAAACAAAAACAAATAAATAATGGCAACTCCAGTAATGAACAATGGTATATTCCTCAGAGATACCGCTTACAACGCAAGTTCCCATGTGGATTCATACCACTTGGTAAACATGCTGAAAGATGCTGAGCCTATGGACTTAGGCCCAGTTGACCTTTGGGCTATGGCTCAGAAAGTTGAAATGCCACTTTATCAAATGTCCTCATTTGGTGGTAAAAATGTAATCATGGTTGATAATGCTCGTGGAGAGTACAAATGGCAGACTCCTGTTTCTACAGATCTTCCATATGTAATTGAAGACATTGAAGCTGATAATGATTTCAAAGGTATTGATGGGACTACATTCCGTATCAAATTAAGTAGACGTGAGTTTGGACATGGTGATATCATCACTTATGACAAATACAACGGTGTTGAGATGTACATCACAGCTGAAGACATTCTTCCAATTGGAGATGGTTTTATCTATACTGTACAGTTGGTAAACAATGACAACTTCAAATACTTGGATAACAAGTACTTGGCTAATGGTACTAAAGTATTCCGTAAAGGTTCCGCAAGAGGTGAGTATGGTGAGAGATTTTCTGACATTACAACAAGAACAGGATTCCGTGAATTCTACAACTATGTTGGTGGTGCTGAAGCTCACGTACATTATTCTGTATCTTCAAGAGCAGACTTAATGATCAAAGGTGGAATGAATGCAGATGGTACAGTTCCTGTAACTGAGATCTGGAGAAACTTTGGTGCAAACAATGATCCATCTATCACATCATTAGATGATATGGTAAAAGTAATGGGTAAAGATAAAGTTAAGAAAGCATTTGATAATGGTGACTTATCTAGAACTTTCCTTACTGGAATGGAAGCTGCACACTTATCTAAAGTTGCTACCGATATTGAAACTTACTTAATGTGGGGACAAGGGGGTAGAGTTCGTCAAGATGGACCAGATGATCTTAGATTGTCAGTTGGACTTTGGAAACAGTTGGATAACTCTTTCAAAAGAATCTACAACAAAAATAACTTTACACTTGATTTATTCCGTTCTGAGATCTACAACTTCTTCAATGGAAAAGTTGAGTTCCAAGGACCAGATCCAAAACGTAGCTTAGTTGTACAAACTGGTATGGGTGGAATGAGAATGGTTAATGAGGCAATTAAAAAAGAAGCTGTATCTTCAGGTCTTTTGATTCAAGCTGCTGATATCGGTGCAATCACTGGTAAAGGAATGGACTTGAACTTTGGATTTGCTTACACTTCTTATGTTATCCCATTCTTGGCTAACGTGAAGTTTGTATTGAATCCTGCATTTGACAATGTTCACACAAATGATATTGAGAACCCAATCATTGATGGTTTCCCATTATCTTCTTATTCATTCATTATCTTTGATATCACTGACAATACAAATGACAACATCTTCTTGTTGAAATTGTCTTGGGATAATCAATTGAAATGGTGGTACCAAAATGGTACTATGGATTACATGGGTCGTACACAAGGTTTCCAATCTTCTGGACAATTCAATGGTTACCGCGTAATGATGTCTCAAACAATGCCGGCTATTTGGGTTAAAGATCCAACTAAAGTCTTGAAAATTGTTATGAGAAATCCAATTACTGGTGGATCATTCTAATCATAAACAAACTAAGGGAGGGGGAAACTCCTCCCTTTTTTTATTAAATTTAACCAACAATAATTAAAACCAACAAAACAATGGAAAATTTTACAATGGTAGAAACCGGGAGAGGAACAGTAAAGCAAACTGCTATAGCTGTAAGACCTTTCTTTGATGCAAGTGCTTCTAATATGGGATTAGAAGATTATGGTATGTCTTTGTTTGATGGGGTAACTCATCATGAACAAATTGCATGTTTAGAAAATAATGGAGTAATTAGATACTTAACAGGTCTAAATGAATTTGCTCCAGATATTAGATTAATGAATGAGGAAGATAAAGCTGCAAGAGTTAGAGATATTAGATTAGCAGTTATTGAACTTGAGAAAGAATTAGCAGCTAATGTAATTGATGTAGATGATCCACAATTTTGGAATAAAGTAGTATTACTTAAACCAGACAATTCTGAATTCTGGAATAGAATTAGTATTGCATGTGGTAATGAACCTTTATTTTTGGATCCTAAAGATCCTTATGATAGAATTAAATTATATGGAATTGAAGCCGGAGGGTTTTCATTGATAGCTAAAAGCTTTGATGATGCAAGATCTAGACCAGTAGCTCCTAAGTTTTATTTAGATAAAACAGAAGAAACTGTAATGGCAAGAACTGAATACAAGAAAATGCGTAATAAAGCATTGGCTGAACTTCAGAAATTATTTGACAAAAATAGTACTAAGTTATTCTACATTGCAAAACTTGTAGATATCAACAGTACACAATATAGAAAATCAACACCTAATGATGTTATTTATGAGAACATGGATAATTACATCAATGGTTTTGGAGCAGAGAGCAATAAGGAAAGAGCAGCTAAATCCTTTATTGAAATTGTTAATTTAGATATGGAAACACTAAAAATTAAATCAATTGTTAGAGATTCCGTATTTTTTAAGTATATTATTAATAAGGCTGATGGTTACATCTATCACACTAAGACTAGTGCATTACTAGGAAGAAATGTATCTGATGTAGTAGAACACTTAAAGAATCCTTTACATGAGGATATTCTTAAGGACTTAAACCAAGCTTGTGATAAGTATTGGAATTCTTAAACTTAAAATAAAATGAAAAAATATCAAGACGGTGGAAAAACCGGAGCTCAACTTAAAAAAGAAGGGATGGCCATGAAGGCTGCCGGTAAAGCTATGAAAGCTAAAGGAGCTGTTATGAAATATGATGCTAATAAAAGCAAAAGAGAATCATACATGCTTCAAAGCGGTGCTGATGATAGAGCTGGTAATATTACTCAATCTATGAAAACAGGTGGTGCTACTAAAAAATACCAAAATGGTGGACCTGTTGAAGCAATGTATAAAGCAATGGGGAAAAAAGAACCATCTTTAAAGAAAACTCTTAAGTATGTAAAAAAGAATGGTTCAGGATATATTCCTAGTAATAATTCTTCTACACAAAGACCTAATACAGATAGTTATAAAAGTGCAGGAACTAGCATTAAAACTGCTAAAAGACCTAACACTAAATACCAAGATGGTGGTCGTACAATTAGTGAAAATGCTGCTGCAAGAAAAGTTGCAAAAGGTAAAGGAACAATTAGTAAATCATACCCATCCGGACCAGAAGAAAAAGGATCATACGTTGGATATAGCAAAGAAGCTAGAAAATCTGACGGTCCTTGGAAATCTATGAAAGATTCTAAACCTGCAAGACCAATTATGAAAACAGGTGGTATGGTTAATTCTAATGCAAAAATTGCAGCAGATAAAACTCCTGGTTCTAAAGGTGTTAAGTCTGGAGTTAATCCTAAAGCTGCTGCATCTAAAGTTGCTAGAGGTAGAGTAGGTGGAACAAGTGCTTCTCCTAAAACTGCAATGCCTAAAATGTCAATGGGTGGAACACGTCCAGGTATGGCTAAAGCAGGTTCTAAAAAATATCAAACAGGTGGACCTACACCTGAGCAACAAATTGAATCTGGTGCTAGAAAAAATTACATAGCTAATGCAAAAGCAAAACTAATGGGTGTTGCTGCTGCTGCTAGAAAAAGTTCTGGACGCAAAGGAAAAATCTAATGGCAAAAGAAATGCTAAAAAGAAAAGACGGTAGTTATTCCCAGAGAGGACTCTGGGATAACATCCGTGCTGCTAAAGGTTCTGGAAAAAAACCTACTGCTGCAATGTTGAAACAAGAGAAGAAGATTAAAGCTTCTACTAAAAAGAAATGATAAGTATATAATATTATATATTATGGACAAAGTATCTAGATTAAAACAAAAAGAAACCAGACTTGTAGGCAAAGGAAATAAAGCTGTAGATGAAGGTAGAGAGAAAAAAGCTGATAGACTATTAGGTAGAGCAGCTAAAACTCAAAACCGTGTAATAAAGTTAACAGCTAAAAAAGGTGGTGCTGTAAATTCTAAAAAGAAAAAGTAATGGCAAAGACACCAGCATGGACACGTAAGGCAGGAAAGAATCCAACAGGAGGTCTTAATGCTACAGGTGTAGCTTCTTATAGAGCTGCTAATCCTGGTAGTAAACTTAAGACAGCTGTAACAACTAAACCATCAAAACTTAAACCTGGTAGTGAAGCAGCAGGAAGACGTAAAAGTTTTTGTAGTAGAATGTCAGGTATGAAGAAAAAACTAACAAGTGCAAAGACTGCTAATGATCCTAACTCAAGGATTAATAAGTCATTAAGAAAATGGAACTGTTAAGATGAAAACTAATTTACCTAAAAAACAAAACGGAGGTACTAAGAATAGTACTAAGATGACATCTGGTTATTCAACTGATAAAGTAAGGAAAGCCGTAGATCCCTCATACTTTCTTACTCAAGGTCTTAAGAGTGTAAAGAAGGGAATAAATAAGCAAATTGATAAAACATATAATTCTGCTAAGAAAAAAGTTTTTGATACTATAGGTCCACATTTTTTTAAACAAGGTGGTGCTCCTAAGAAAATGCAAATGGGAGGAATGATTGGTATGATGTCCCCTGGAAATTTAGGTAAAGGTAGCTTAAAACCTGATACACGTACTGCAGCTCAAAAAGCAGCTGATGCAAAAAAGCAAGCTGAATTTTTAAAGCAAACAAAAAATAAAGCTTATAACGCTTATAAAGATGCAACAGATCCTAAAAAAAGAGCCGCTGCACAAAAACAAATGCAACAAGATATTAAATCTGGTAAGATTAAAATTTCTAGAAATGGTGGAGCAATAAAAAGTAAAAAATAATTATTTATATATAACATTATCATTATGAAAAAATGTATGAAGTGTGGTGGGGCTATGAAAAAAATGGCAAAAGGTGGAGAAGCTACAAACAAACTAAACAATGCCAAAGGATTTGCTAAACCACAAACAGGTGGTAGTAATACTAAAATGGGATTATATGGTATTCCTAATGCTGGCCCTACAGGAAATAACTTAAGTGGTACATACTCATATAAAAAAGGTGGTGCTATTGCTAAAGCTAAATTTGGTGCTACTACTCCAGTTAAAACTTCATGTAAAAAAGGAGAAGTAAGATCTGCCTCAGGGGGATGTGTATCTGAAAGACCTAAGTTTGCTAAAGGTGGTTCTGCTTTTGGTATGTTATCTGTAAAAGCTGGTGTTGATAAAAACCCTAAACCAACAGCAGCAGATAGAATTGCAGGAGCTAAAATGGCCAAGAAAAAAATTGGCGGTTCAGTTAAAAAAATGCAAAAGGGAGGAAGTATGTTTGTACCAACTCCAAAACCAAAAATGACAGTTAATACTAATCCTGTTAAGAAAAGTAAATATACTACAGCTCCTAGAAAAATACCAATGGCTCAAAATGGTGGTAGTACTAAACCTGCTGCTAAACCAAAACCTAAATATGTATATGGTGAAGTACCAGGTATTGGTGGACCTGCTGCAGGACAAGCTGCTACTCCAGGAGAAACTATCTTAATGGATCAGAAGTTAGCTGCAGAAAGAAAAGCTAAAGCTGCTGCTGCAAAAAGAAAAGCCGAAGCATTAAAAAAAGGTAAGTAATCATGGGATTCTCAGATGGCAGTAGTTTAGATGGAATTGTTAAATCAATCCGTGAAGACTCTCAATATAAAAAAGGTGGAGCAAAAGCTATGTTAGCAGAAGCTCCTATTATGCTGATGAAGAAAGGTGGTTCTACAGATAAGAACTGGATACAGAAAGCAATCAATCCTGCACACAAAGGATTTTGCACTCCAATGACTAAACCTACTTGTACACCAAAAAGAAAAGCTCTTGCTATTACATTGAAGAAAATAGCTAAAAATAAATAATAATGCAAAATAGTACTATCACAGTTAAGATTAAGCAAAGACTAAACAAATTGGATAGTCAAGACTATGACAACTTAGAATGTTGGCAGATAGTAGAAGCATTTAATAAAGCCCAAGTTGAATGGGCTAGAAGACAACTTCATGGAATCAATCTTGTTAAAGAAGGTGATGAACAATCAACAAGAAGAAAAGATGATCTTCAAGTATTATTAAATACTTTTGATTTAATAACAGTTGACAAATCATATTATTATAGAGCTCCATTACCAGTTGATTATTTACAATGGAAAAGAGTTGATGTATATGCTAAAAAAGAATGTTGTGAAAAAAGACGCATGACAGTTTATTTAGCAGAAGAAGGAAATCTTAATCAACTTCTAAGAGATAAATCTAAACAACCAAGTTTTGAATGGGCAGAAACATTTGTTACCTTAATAGGTAATACAGTTCATATTTATACAAATAATGAATTTGATATTCAAGAAGCAGATCTTGTATATTACAGACAACCAATTAAAATACAAATACAAGGATGTGTTGATCCTTATACAGGATTACAGTCTTTAGTAAATGTACCTTGTGAATTTAAAGATGACATAGTAGAAGTAATAATTGATGAAGCTGTAAGTATATTAGCTGGAGATATAGAATCAGGAAACCAGTTCTCTAGAGGTACAGAAACAGCAGAACGTAACAACTAAAAATAATGGACAAACCTAGAATGTTAAAAAGAGATGTTGCAGCTACTGCTTCATACTCAAGTGCTCCTGCAGGAGAAAATTGTGATACAATGACTGCAGCTTGTGTATCAGAGTTAATGAATGCTGCAACAAGTTTTCATAAGTTACATTTAAAAGTAACTGGTGCAGGATCATTTGCAGCACACAAAGCTTTGAATGAATTATATGATGCATTACCAGGACATGCTGATGATCTTGCAGAAGGTTATCAAGGTGCTGCAGTAAAGTTACTTTCCTATACAGAGACAGCTCCGAGAAAACTTGATACAGTATCTGATGCAATCAGTTACTTAAATGATATGACAGAAATGGTAAATGGTCTACAAGCTAAAATGCCATACTCAGAAATTGTAAATGACTTAGATACAATCAAATCAACAATTAATTCAGGAAGATATAAATTAACTTTCTTGAAATAATTTTGTTATTTCAAAAACTTTTACTATATTATAGTATATTATATTATTAACTAAAACAAAAAGAAATGGCTTATTTTAATCATGCTTTCAAGAAAAGCTTCCTGGCAACAGGGCCGACACAAACAGCATTCCCTGTTACTCTTCCTAATGGAAGTACAGTTAATGCTTCAACATCAAATGGTTACCTAGTATCAAATGGTGTACCTACTTATGGTTTAAATCAATTATCTGCAATTAGTGTTAATACTTATGGTACAGCTACTACAAGTACTACTGATGGGTACATTGGATGGTTTAACCCAAAAACAAATTTATCAGTTGATATCAATGATGAAGGACTAGCTCCTTGTTGTAATTTATTTCTTGCTGGTTCAGCAATTTATTCAAATGACAAGATTGGTCCTTTAGCAGGTGGTTACCAAGAGACTAACAAGTCTAAAATGGTTAACCCTAAATATGTATCTAGATTTTATCAAGTTGATCCATGTGAACCACAAAACAATGTAATTCATGTAGGTTCTACTTACTGGACTAATGGTGGTGGTGTATTGACAGGATCAATTACAACTCCAGGTGTTGGATATGCTCCTAACTCTACTACTGCTGCTGCAGTTGGTACAACAACTGTAACTGGTACAGGTAAAGGTTTAGAGTTAGCAATTACAATTGCAGGTGGTGTACCAAGTCTTCTTGTTCCACCTCTAGTAACTGTTGTTAATCCAGGTAAAGGATATGCAGTTGGTGATACAGTAACAATTAATTCACCTTCTGGAACTCCAGGTACTCTTGCAGTATATACTGTTGGAACTGTAACTGCACCTCATGCACAAGAAGGATGTGGTACATCTTACAACTGTTGTAAAGAGTTTTTATGTGGTGAAACATATAATCTACGTATTGACATTAAAGGTTCTCCAGCTTTGAGATTCTTAAATCACAATGCATACTATACTGCTGATGCTTACACAGGATGTTGTGATCCAGCTGACATTGCTCCAACTGTAGTTGACTCTACTGAGGTAATGATCAAATGGGCAAGTGGAATTACTAATAGTCCAATTGTATCTCCTTTTGTACAAGTTGTTGTACAAACTGAAGCAGGTGATCTTTTATATGCACCAGGAACATCTGCTGCATTCTTAGCTGCTAATGGAGCAATTACTTGGGATAACTATGTATCTCCAGGACATGTAGATGGTGCTTGTGCAGGTTTGATCTTGAACGGAGCATATGTTGATACTAAATTTGGTGACTGTACATTCCAATTATCTGACTTCTATGAAAAAGAAGCAGTAAGATTGTACGCATCAGAAGTTGACTTAACAGGTGACCCATGTATCTTTGATGGTTTATGTGTTGTTACTGAGTGTCAAGGTTTACAAGTTCAAGGTTTAGGAGAAACAGTTGTAAGAGATATGACTTTGTCAGAAGCTTACAGACAAAATTTCTTAGCTACTGACTTCCGTATTCGTGAGATTACTCAAGGAAACCAAATCATTAGTTCTGTTGATAGAAGTGCATTATACTACAGATATATGTTACAACATAATGTTCCAAGAAATTACAATCCTTCTGGTACATTTGATTCTGATCAGTACATGTTAGAGATTTTCTCTTTAGAGCGTCTTAATACTTTTGCAAGTGATACTGCTCTTTGGTTAGATTCTTGTGGTGTATGTGAAATCAATGTAGGAGAAACTGCATATTCTTGCGATACTGTATGTGATGTTCCAATTGCATTCCCTGCAATTCCAGTATACAATCCGTACAACGTAGTTGCTTGTAACTAATCAAGTAACTCAATTTTAAAAACATAAAGGGGAGAGAGAGCTTAGACTCCTCTTCCCTTTTTTATTAAAAATATTATGGCTAATCACGTATTAAGTTTAGAGGTTCAACCAGTAATGAATACTTGCATATTGAAAATGTTTGATACAAGTGTATACACATCTTCAATACCAGTAACATGTCCTACTTTGGATGTGACTGTTCCTGGTTTTGCATATTCAACACAAATTACAGGAACTGCTATGAGTAACTTTGTTACTTATGGTCACATAACTTTAACAGCTTGTGATTTGCAATTACAAACATCAGGATGTGGATCTCAATATACAAATATTCCAGATGGAGTGTATATTATTAAATATAGTGTATCCCCAAATGCAACTGTATATGTTGAGTATAATCATATGAGAATAAGTCAAGCACTAAATCTTTACAATAAGATTCTTTGTGATGTTGATGCGGCTGCATGTGATCCACCATTTAAAATTAAACAAAGACTTGAAGAACTAAGATTTATTAATATGTATCTTCAAGCTGCAGTAGCTAAAGTAGAAACTTGTCATGAGCCACAGAAAGGTATGAGCTTATACAATTATGCTTTAAAGTTACTTAAGAAAATGGATTGTATAAATTGTTAAACTATTAAAAACCAACTAATTATGGCAGCATGTTCAAACTGTAAAGCTAATCTATCTTGTGGATGTCAAAAAAGAAAAGCAAAAGATGGTACAGCAACCTGTTCAAAATGTTTAGCTTCTTATGAAGCAAGTCTTACTCAAAAAGAAACAATAACTGTTGAACCACAAGTAAAAACAACTTGGGGAGCAAATAGATATAAAACAAAGTAAATTATGAGCATATTTCCCCCACCACCTCCTGGATTTTCAGCATCATGGTATGGATTTGAACCATGTTGTGGAGGAAATATTTTGTATTTTAGATTTGATGGTACAACTGTTGCACCTAATGAAGGCATTAATATTTATAATGGCCCAGCTGCAAGTGGTTATGATCCACTAACTAATAGTTATGTACCATTAACAAATCAATGTTATAAAATATTTAGAGGTGAAGCTACTAATCCTGCTAGTCCAATCAATGGATCTAACTATGGAAATCTTCAAGCAGTACCTACTAACTTTGGTTCTAACTATACTTGGGATTCTACAACTAATTATGAAACTCCTTGTGGAGATGAAGTAATTGTTTGTCCATCTTGTGAGCCTACATGTTATACACTCTTCCCATGTGATAATACTAGCCCTCCTATAACAACTTCTACAGACCTATCAGCATATATTGATGAATTTGCATTAATTGAAGTTAATGCTGATCTAGGATTTTTATGTTATTATGTAACAGTTGCTTATAGTTGTAATAATGCCGTTATAGTTGTAGTAGATGGTGACACACCTTGTTCATGTGATTGTACATGTTATGAAATAATTGGTGATGCTAAGTTAACTTATATTGACTGTGATGGTAATCAAATAGGTACTAATACAAATGGTTACTGGAAAGATTGTTCATTAGTATATCCAGTTACTAGTCCAGCTGCTGGACCTAATCTTATTATAGTAAATAATGGTGACTGTATTGACGGTCAATGTGAGGAAAAATGTTTTGAACTCACTGACTGTGATGGAGTATTAGATCCAATTTATAGTACTGCTCAATCATTAGCTCCATATACTACACTAGGTCAAACAGTAATAATTCAAGGATATACTAATTGTTGGACATTAACTGATGTAGTTTTATGTGATTGTGCTATTGATGTTGTTGTACTACAAGCTTATTCAAGTTGTTTAACATGTAATCCAGATCCAAATTATATACTTACTAACTGTGATGACTTAGGTACTATTATCTATACATCATCGGATCTTAGTGCATATGTAGGACAAGTTGTAAATGTTGGTCCAGATTGTCCAGGTTGTTGGATTGTAGAGGAAGTAAATGGTGCTATTCCATCTGACGTACCTGTAACTGTTACAAATGCATTTGATGATTGTGAAGCTTGTAAAACTATATATTATAAACTAGAAGATTGTTTAAATATAGAAGCTGATGTAATTACATCAACAGATCTATCATTACTTGTAGGATCTATCATAACACTTGATTGGTGTCCTACAATATGTTGGGCAGTATCTATTTCAACAACAAGTGCTAATGCAGGAGTTCTAGGAAATATTTCTAGTGATTTTAATACATGTATAGATTGTCTTAATAGTTTTCAATGCGTATGTTCAAGAGTTACTAATCATGCTACTGTTAATAATACATATAATTATCTAGACTGTGAAGGTATTATTCAAACAATTACTGTACTAGCAGGAGAACAATCTGATAGACTTTGTATGGCTTATTGGATATCATCTTATGTTACAGATTATGTAGAGTATTTTGGTAACTGTACAAACGGTGAATGTCCTGCACCAGTATATCCTACAAGAAGTGTAAGACCAGGATATAATACTCCATCATGTGATGCCGAGAAATGGGATAAGATAACTTGTAAATCATCAGAGATACTATACAAGTCAGTTCTTAAAGGTAGATATGGTATTAGTAACTGTTGTGATGAACCTACAGATAAATGGTTAATCAAAAAAGAACTAATAGATCTTGCTGCTTTAGTAGATCCTGATTATATATGTACAGTATCAAGTTGTGGATGTCCTCCAAGTTCGTGTGGATGTGGTTGTGGAAGTGCTCCTAAAACTTGTAATTCTAATTAATTTTTCTTATATTATAGATATGAAGCCATTGAATTTAGATAATAGTCCATGTAGTCCAATATCAAGTAACTGTGTTATTTGGCAAGGACCAAATATTCCATGTATTAAATTATGTACAGGTGATACTATTTCAGATGTAATAGAAAAATTAGCTACAGAACTATGTGCTGTATTAGATACACTTAATGTAACTAATTATGATCTATCATGTTTCAACTTAGTAGCTTGTGATCCAAATAATTTCCAAGCTCTTATTCAGTTTTTAATTGAACGAATCTGTGCATTACAAACTGAACTAAATATTATTGCTGACCCAGCTACAAGTCCTGTTAATGGTACTAAGTCTGCATCAGCAGATACTTTAATAAAAGTAGCTCCGTGTTTTGTTATAGGTGATGTAACAGTAATGACGGTATCTGAGTATGCTATAGAAATTGGTAAAAAAGTATGTTCATTAATAGATCAAATAACAATTATTAATAATAATATTCTTAATTTAGATATTAGAGTTACAGCTTTAGAATCAGCACCAGCCCCTACATTTACTTTACCAAGTATTATAGTTGACTGTACTCTTGAAGCTGGTGTTATTATTGGTGGAAATTCATATCCTATTGATCAAGTATTAAACGCTTTAGTTAATGATAATACCTATGGTTATTGTTCTTTAACTAGTGCAACTGGATTACCTGCTGATTTATTAGCTGCTGTATCACAACAATGTGTTAGCAATACTGATGATTCATTAGCCAATCCTGGAACTCCAATGGCAACTGAGTATTCACCTAATTGGGTAAATACACCAACTACAATATCAGATGCAATTACAAATCTATGGTTAACAGTTTGTGATGCAAGAATAGGAATTGTTAATAATGAATTAACTACAGTAGATACAGCATCAATTGATTTAAATATTACAAGTAATGTTTTAACAGCAAGAGTTACTGATACTGGTTGGGTAGATCTTGATGGGTTTGCATATTATGGTGTTGGTGTAGAAAAACCTAAGTGTAGAAGAATTGGTAATGTAGTACACTTTAAAGGAACTGTATTTGTTCCATTAGAAAATCCAACATCTCCAGGTGCAGTTGTTCCATTAGCTTCTGTAAATACTTATAATTCAGTTGCTGGTAATCAAACCTGGTCAGGTGTTGGTGGATGCACAATTAGTTCTAATGGATCAATTCAATTTAATAATGGAGCTTCTGTTGTACCAGCTGCAATTACTACTGGTAACTTTGATGATGTATATAATTTAGGTTGGATTGTAGCTACAAGACCTATAGATGTAAATGCAACATATGGCACTTCTTTAACAGCAATGTTTGCAGTGTCTATTAGTGCAACAAAAAGTCTTCAAGTTCAAATGTTACATGATATAGAAATTACTGCTACAAGAGGATCTGGCTATCAAGGTAACTCTCCTTTAAGATTTGTAACAAGTAATGTAAGAGTAGGTGAATATCTTCCTAACTATATTGGTACTGGTACAGATATTCATAATGCACCAAGTAATGCTAACTTTCCATTACTATCAGATACATTCAATGCAACATGGCCATTTAGTTGTGATGCAGGAAATGAAAATCAAGTAGGAGGATTTATTTTTAGACTTGATGGTCTAATTGCATATGTAGATCCTTGTAATATAGAAACAGGTTTATCAATAGTTTGTCCTTAATATAATATTATGTCAACAACAAATACATGTCAAAAATGTGGATGTCAAGATACTTTCTTGCCAAGTCCAGCACCATGTCCCACACCTGCAGGATGTCCTAATCCAGAACCATGTTCTGAGGTATTCAATGCAGAGTGTGTAGTATACACAGGTGCTGATATTGATTGTGGTAGTGCTACTGTAGTAACTACAGGTACAAATATTGCAGATGCATTAAATGATGTTGTAACATATTTCTGTGAAGAACTAACTCAACAGAGATTAAGATACATAAAAGAAATCAATACAAATTTTGATAATACTACTGTAACTGTTAGTCAAGCGGAATTAAATGCTTGCGGCATTACACCATCATACTGTAGTGTAAGTGGTTCTGAGTATTCAGATTTTGTACTTAGTCTTTGGTATCTTTCATCTGGTGTTTGGAAACTTATTCAACCATATGAATCACTAACAGCATTTTATGGAGTATCTGTAGATGATGCTACCGGACTAATTACAGTTTCTATTACAAGACCTGCTGGTACAACAACAAGGCTAAGAGCCGTATTAATATTCTAAGAAGTTACAGTTTGTTGGTTTCTGTGACAACAACAGCAAAGCCCCCGCACTTGTGGGGGTTTTGTTTTTTAGTTACATTTGTTAATCTCAGTAATTTTTAGTATATTAATATATAGCATGAAGGAAATTAAACAACCAGACATAACAGCTCCAAGATTTAGACCAGACGTATATAGTGTTTTAAATAATCAGTTTTTTGATAAGTTTAAAAAGAAGTATCCAAAGTATAAAACTATAGATAATTCAACATTAAGAAAAGTAGGGAAAACTTTTAATCAGTTGATATATCAAACAGTTATAGATACAAGAGATGGTATTCAACTACCAGAATCTATAGGATGGATTTTTATTGGCACTTGTCAAGAAAGCAAAAAGAAAAACATTGATTTTGCTAAATCTCATAAGTATGGAGTAATAGTTACAAATAGGAATTGGGAGACAGATGGTAAGTTAGCCAAAATATTTTTTTCAAACTATACGCAAAAACACAAGATAAAGAATAGAGAGTTTTGGAGTTTTACAGCATGTAGGGAATTTAAAAGAACAGTAGCTAAAACATATCCTATTAACTGGAATATCTACATAGTAGTAGATGCTACAAAAAAGTTAAATATGATATATCAAAATGCTATGTATAAAGAGTATAAAACTAAAGAAACTAAAAAAGCTTTAGAATCATATAATGACTTTGATATATGACAACAATTGGTGAATCAATATCTAGAGTAAGAAATACTTTAAAGTCTGTTAAAGAAGATCCTTTTTTAACAGATAGAGTAATCTATTATTCTTTGATAAAATACGGACAAACTCTTTTAAAGAGAGAAGATAATCAGTTTAGGCTAATGAAAATTAGTACTATTTTTCAAGTTTTACCTTACTTGGAATTAATTGATGTTGATAAAGTTGATGCTGGTTGTGTTGGAGTATACTCAGAATGTTATTTTAAAAGAACAAAAGAAAAACTACCTACCATATTAGATGGTATGTTTGGCCCTATTATCCGTACAGTATCTTCAATAGATGGTACAATAGAACTATTTAGAACTGATCCAGGTACATGGGTATCAATGACTAAAACTACAACTTGGAAATATAATAGAAGTATATATTTTTGGTATCTAGAAGGTTACTTATATTTTCCTAATTTAGATTGGGATGCTGTAAGAATGGAAGCTGTATTTGAAGGTCCTTTGGATACTTGTAATACTGATCCGTGTTTGATTAAACAAGATCAACAACTTGCTATTCCTGAATATTTATTTGCAGAAGTAGAACAATTTGTAGTTAAAGAATTAACCATGGCTATTCAAGTTCCATCTGATGGACCTGATGATGGTCAAAATGCATTTAGATAATGGACTTCAATTATACACTTAGATATAGATCTTTTAATCAACTGTTAGAAGATGTATCAGTTGACTTTAATACACTAGCTCTTGAAAATATGATTGAGCCTCAAACATTGATTAAGCTTGCTAAAAAGCTTAACTTTGATTTAGGTTTAAGAATTAATCAACAGAAAGAAGTTATATTAGAAGTATGTCATGGTAAAGTAAAATTACCAGATGATTTTTATACATTTAACTTTGCATTTATCTGTGGTGCATTTACTGAAGGTGTGGGTTATGATGGTTATGCTAGTGGGACAAATATTCAAGAAGTACCCTATGTTGAAGTACCTGGCAATGTAAATGTATGTGCTCCAGAAACAGTTAACTGTAGAACATGTAATTCTAATCCATGTAATCATACTGCTGCTTGTGATCTTAATCATCCTATAGTAGATCCAATACCTACAGAATATGATCCTTTAAATCCTTATGGCAATACTTGTATTCCTCCAAGAGTTTTTATGAACTGTAAAGGAGAAAAATGGGAACTAATCCAAGTGTTAAATACGGGAGTTACTAGAACTTATACTACACTAACTCCATTAAGAATGAAGGCTAGTCAAAATATAGAATGTGACTGCCCGAATCTTTATTATAATACACCAAATGAAGGTTGGTTAAAAGGTGGGTTCTTATTTACTACTTTTCAAACAGGTAAAGTATATTTAAATTACCAAGGTGCAATGGAAGATGATAATGGAGACTTACTAGTTCCAGATCATGATCTTATAAATGAGTATTATGAGTATGCAATTAAATCAAGAATCCTTGAAAATCTTTATATGAATGGTGAAGATGTTGCACAAAGAATGCAACTTATTGAACAAAGAGTAAAGACTTCTAGAAATGCTGCATTAAGTTTTATTAATACACCAAACTTTAGAGAAATGGAAAAACTATGGTGGACTAATAGAAAAGCAATGTACTCTAAATACTATGACATGTTTAAATCCTATTCTCCAAATAGCGGTTACTATAGAAATGCAAACTATAACAGAGTAGTGTAAAATGGCAAAAGATCTTCAAAATACATCTAATAACCTTACACAAAGTTTTGTAAAAGGACTTAATAAAGATTCTGATCCTTCTTTTATTCAAGAAGGAATGTGGACACATGCATTAAATGCAGTTAACAATACAGCTGAAGGAGATTTAGGAACTTTATCAAATGAGACTTCAAACTTTTTATGTGCTACAGCAGGAAACACAATGGCTCCTACTGTAGCTAATAAATATATTATAGGTGCTATTTATTTGTATTCTGATAAATGGGTGATTTTTACTGCGGGTCATGATGCGCAGGGGAAACCTGTTATGTCAGAAGTTGGCTTATTAGAAGAAGAAAGATGTATCTATAGACCAATTGCGCAAGCTGCTTGTTTAGGGTTTGATAAAAGATATCTTATATCTGGAGTATCTAAATATAACGCGGATTGTACGTGGCAAGTATATTTTGCAGATGGATTAAATCCTGATAGATTTTTTAATGTTGGTGATCCAAAACTTTGGCCTCCATATGATGCAGTATGGGCTGGATATGGTATTAATGTAAACTATTATCTATTACCAAATGGTAGTAAAATGTTATGGCCAAGTACAGCATGGATGCAAAAATGTACACCAGGTAATTGTCAAATATGTTCAGATGATAATAAAGTAGATTGTGATAGTCTTAGATTAGCAAGATTAATGGAGACACCTTGTCTTAATTTAACACTAGGACAACAAGGTGGTACCTTAGCAAATGGAACTTATTTTGCAGTAATTGCATATAGCATTGAAGGTCAAAAAGTTACTGATTACTTTTCACCTAGTAATAATCAATTTATTTATTACCCAAATGACTTACAGGGCTCATTAACTTTAGAAGTTCAAGCAGATCGTGCAAACTTTGATGAGTTTATATTAGTTATAGTACAAAATATAAACCAAGGAACTGTAGCAAAACAAATAGGTATATACTCTACAGCTACAGAAGTAATAAGTATTGATCAAATAGATGCTGCAAGTATTACTGTGCCAATTGAACAAATTCCAATTCAAACTCCTGTATTTGAAAAATCAGATCAAATATCAGAAGTAAATACTTATTTGTTAAGAGTTGGTCCTACATCTAGATTTGATTTTAACTATCAACCATTAGCTAATAGAATTAATACTAGATGGTCTGCAGTAGAGTATCCAGCAGACTATTATGTTAATGGTGGTAATAAAACCAATTACTTAAGAGATGAGGTTTATGCATTTTTTATCCGTTGGGTATATGATACAGGAGATAAAACATCAAGTTATCATATACCAGGAAGAGCACCTAAAAAATTTATCATTCCTGAGACTGGTGCAGATTTATATGAGACAGATGATTTAAATGTAGCAAATACATTAGCTACTTCTGAACAAGTGTTTGATGTTTACAATACTGCAAGTCAAGGACCTTATCCTTCAACAATGCCAGGAGCAACACTTAATAGTGCTGGCGAATGGGTATTGGAAGATGGTGGTGTTCTTATTGCTTCAGGAGAAATGGGTTATTGGGAATCATCTGAATCTTATCCAGATAATAATGCAGAAGTTTGGAATTCAAGTTCACATTGTTGGACGGGTGTTCCTATTGATTCGGTAACTGGATTACCTATACCTAGTCCTGCATATGACTTATGTGGTGAAAAGATTAGACATCATAAGTTTCCAGAAAACTTTTTTAATACACCAAGTAATAACAACTCAACTACTGCTGTTCATTTTAGAACTAATCCTAATCCATCAACAACAGGAGAACAGTACTTCATAAGAAACATGGGTGTGTACTTTGAGAATATTGTATTACCAAAAGATAATGATGGTAATGATATTCCAGGTATTGTTGGTTATGAGATTTTAAGAGGATCTAGAGAGGGTAACAAGACTATCATAGCAAAAGGTATGATCAATAACTTTAGAAGCTATGAGATCAAAGGATCTGCTGCTAAAGGACGTACTGGTTTATATGCTAACTATCCATTTAATACAATTAATCCTATTGGGCCTAATGCAGGTTTTATGGCTGGAGTAACTGATCCTTATATTAATGTAGACAATCAGTTTATTCCAAAAGATATTACATCATTTCATTCTCCGGATACTATGTTTAGTACTCCTTATTTATCTACTACAGAATTAAAACTCTATGGTAATTTATCTGGATACTCAACACAACAATTTATTGAGCCCAATAGACATCCTAAGTTTAAATTACTTGCAAACTATTCTTTAATTCCAATTTATATAACTGGATTTACTGAAGCCATAGTATCTATGTTAGGTAAAAGAACATTAAATCAACCTGACTTAGGACCTTATAGTAAATACTTTCAAACACCAATTGCATTTGCTAGTGGTACATCAGGACCAATTGATTATTCTTTAGCACAGGATGCAGCTCTTAATGGACCTATACTACCAAATATTTCAAGTGCAACAGGAGCTTATAATGGTGTTTTACAAGATTATTATCCTAACACAGCTTTAAATGATGCTGTCATAGCTTTAACACAAGGTTATGAAAGTACAGCTTATGCACAAGCTAACAATAATGTAATTAATGCAGTAAATACAGTTGCTAATGCAGCTGGTATGCCGCAATTACTATTAGGTGGTTCAATTGAAATGCCTGCTTATGCTTACCTACCTTTGCCATTAAGAATAGCACAAGGTTTACAGCAAGCAATATTTTATTTTTCAGAAGGTGCAGATGTAGCATTACAATTAATTTATGCAATCTTACCATATAGACAGTATGCTTTGCAGTCTATAGCTTATGGTTTCTATAGCAATATGAGTAGGAATGCTTTACTAGATGGTAATAATCCTTTTTTGTTTAGATTTAATATTGAAGATAGTTTTTACATAAGAGATAACATACAGAATGTATCTAGATATCAAGTTAATAATGCTTTCTTTCAATCTTATAGTATTAACAATTTAAAAAGATCTGATACAGCTGTTGTAAGAACTAAGTCTGGACCCTATTATAACGGTTTATTTCCTCAGGGTGTAAATACTGGACCTAGTTTCTTAAATACGGATAAGTCATTAGTTACTCTGGGAACAGTTGTACAAGCAAACGACTTTGGTCAAGGATCATTTTTTGCACAGGGAGCAAGACCAAATTTTACTAATATAGATACACCATTTAGTTTACCAATTGGTAGTCACTATGGTGCATTAAAAGGCAGAGTAAAAAATCAATACGGCCAATTAGATTCAATCAAACAAATTATAATTACACCATGTGAACAAACAATACCAAAAACTGCTTCAGTTGGTCCATATTTTTGTAATGGTGAAGAGTATAAATTAAATGTAATAGTAAGAACTCCTATTTTATTTAATGGGGATACTTATATTAATAGGTATACTGAGAAGAATACAATGTTCTATTACTATGATTGGTTGTATGGTCTACCTGATGGATTTGAGTATAATTACTATATCCATCAAATGATTCCAACAGCAAGGTTTAATGTTAATAGTATTAGATATGACATCTCAAATATGTCAGAAGCATTTACTCCTGGTTCTCCACAGATTCCAGGTACAGGTGCTAAACCTAGTCAATTTTATAACTTAGATTATTATGTTAATGGTAGTAGAAAATATGACTATGTTGATAATCAACCTGAACCAAATGATGATTCATACCCAGGATTTTTTGGCGTAAAAGAATCTAAGTTCTATTTAGCTAATTCAGCTGTAAGAGATTTCTTTGTAGAAAGTGATGTGTTAATTGATTTTAGAGAGAACTCAGATATTATAGGTGAGAAACATTATGATCCTTATAGATATACTGATTACCAGTCATTCTTTGATATGGATCCTAATATAATTACAAGAGGTAACATATACAGATATGATTATTCTTTAAGTGTGTCTAAGTTATATAACCAGTATTTCTCTTCAGGTAATTTGCAAAATAGATACTATGATCCAAAGGTAGCTTCTTCATGTTATACTTATTATCCGGATAAAATTATTTACTCACTACCGCAACAGCAAGAAGCATTAAAAGATAGTTGGTTTATATATTTAGTAAACAACTATGTTAACTTTAAGTCACAGATTAGTGGAGTCAAGTCTATTAACAAAAGTGGTGTGTTCATTACATTTAAAAATGATAGTCCATTAATGTTCCAAGGATTAGATCAATTACAAACTGAATTAGGAACTAAACTTACAATTGGAGATGGTGGATTATTCTCTCAACCAGGACAATCTGTTACTAATGCTGATAAATCATATGAATATGGTTCTTCACAGAATAGATTATCTGTAGTTAATACACCTGCAGGAATTTATTATGTATCTCAAAATCAAGGCAAGATATTTAACTATTCTCAAGGATTAAAAGAGATATCTCAAATTGGTTTAAAATGGTGGTTTACATTATTCTTACCATATAAACTTACTGATGATTTTCCAGATTATCCTTACAGTGATAATCCTGTAATTGGTATTGGAATTCAATCTGTATATGATAATCAAAATACTATACTTTACTTTAGTAAAAAAGATTACCAACTTAAAGCTGAGTATTCAGGTAGAGTAGCTTATGTTGATCTTATTACTTCTGGTAAAAGTAAAGGTCTTGGTGATTACTTTACTTTAGATGGTACAGGTCAGTACCAGTTAGGTGATTCATTATTATTTGATGATGCATCATGGACAGTAAGTTATGATCCAAAAAATAACTTTTGGTTAAGTTTTCATGACTGGCATCCAGATTATGTGATACCAACTAAAACTACATTCTTAACTTCTAAGACAAATACACTTTGGAAACATAATTATTTATGTGATAATTTTTGTAACTACTATGGAACTAATTATCCATTTGAAATTGAAATACCTGTTATAACTGGTCAAACTGTAACTACTTTAAAATCATTAGATTACATTTTAGAATGTTATAGAAGACAACCAAATAACTGTGTGGACCAACACCAAGTATTAGATTTTAATTTTGATCATGCAGTAATATATAATTCAGAACAAGTATCTGGTTATTTAAACTTAAACATATTTCCTAAAAATAATATTACTCTAAGTCTTCAGTATCCTAAACTTAATACAAACAATCTATCATCATATGATGTTTTATTCTCTAAAGAAGAAAATAAATATAGATTGAATCAGTTTTGGGATATCACTAAAGATAGAGCAGAGTTTCCTATTGGATCAGATTATCCTCCAACAGGACCTTTAATTCCGGGAACTACTATATTAAATGGTAACTATGCATCTGAGAATACTTGGATCACATCTCCTGATGGATATAATAGAATACTTAATCCTGCTAATCTTAATTATGATAAACCGCAACTTCAAAGAAAGAAGTTTAGACATTACTTAAACTTTATTAATCTTAGAAGAGATATCTCTGGAGACATTAATATGATTCTTAAATTAGCAAATACTAAAAATCAAATTTCTTTAAGATAATGAAATACAAAGTTGGAACATCAAAAATCCAAGGTAAAGGATTGATAGTTAAGAAACCTATTAAGAAGGGAGAAAGAATTGGTACTGCTCACATTAATGGTAAACCTACATCTGTTGTAGGTAAATATCATAATCATGAAGATGAGCCAACAGCTATTAATGTTAAAGAAGGTAACAAAAGATATTTAATTGCAGATAGAGATCTAATGCCTGGAGATGAGATTACAACTAACTATAGATTACAACCTGAGTTAGAACAACCAGAAAATTTTAAAAAAGGTGGAGCAGTTAGATTACCTAAGATGCCTAAACCATCTAAGAAAGGTAAATTAGCAAAAGGATATAGTAGAAGTCTTGATGCTACTAATAGATTGTTTACTGAACATGTACTATTTGAAAAACCTAAATCTAAAAAGAATAAAGTATTTGATCCTAATGCAAATTTTCAAGAAGGCGGTTTTATTGAAACAGAACTTACTGATGAAGAAATACAGGGATATAGAGATGGTGGTTATGTTGTAGAAGAAATAGATGAACCACAATATCAAGACGGTGGAGTATATACTCACCCTGGAAGACCGGGTGCTAAATACTTAAAAAGACAAGATGGTTGGTATGTTCAATCTCCTGGTAAAGAAGGTTATGTAAAAGTTCAAGATCCTCAAGGTAATAGAACAAAAGAATTAAATAAATCTGCTGTATTAACTGATGAGGTTTATGCACTTAGCCCTACTCAATCAAATTATATAAATGATTCTGTTCCTTTAAATAGAGCAGTTAGTGAATCAACTGATACACAAGCATCTAGAAATCTTACAAAAAGTATTGAAGCAAAAAAAGTAGATGAAAGCAATCGTGCCATAGTACAGAGAGCAAATATGCGTGATGGCTATAGACAAAATATTGAGAACAATCCTAAGTTATCTGTTGAAACAAAACAAAAAATGCTTTCAGAGTTTAACAATTTAAGTCCTGTTGATCAAAATAAATCAGCTTATCTTGCATTAAGTAAAACAGTTAATCCAGATCAAGTAAAACCTTTAACTGCACCACTGGGTGCTAGTGCATGGGATATTGCAACTAATCCATTGGATGCCTTTAAAGCATCTATTGTATATGGAGATTATACACAACTGCCTAGAAATTATAATGATGCTAAAATGGCTGGAGTAAACATGACTCCTAGAAGTTACCAAGAAAGATTTGCTCTTGATCAAGATGGTCAAGGTGGAAAAAATATAGTTGGTAATTTTTTAAACCAGACTGTAAATCCATTAGATATGGGTGATAAGGTGTATAAATATGCAAGAAAAGGAGATTACTTAAATGCAGGTTTAAACTTAGCAAGATTTACTCCAATGTTATACACAGCTCCTGGAGCTAAAGTATTAGATTATTTAGATGATGTAGGTTCAGCTGTAGGAACTGTAATGGGTAAATCACCATTAGCAAGATTTACAAATAGTTCTAGTAGTCCTTTTATTCAAGCTGTTGGTAAATCACTTAATGCAGATAATTTACTTACAACCAAAGGCATAACTTCTGGACTTTTAAATTTACCAAATGTTGCTAATACAGGTTTGCAGTATTATCAAACTGGTAAAAATAAAGATTTAAAAAACTTTGCAGGAGAAGCATTAAAATCAGCAGCATCATTAGCTCCTTTAACGGGATCAAAAGTATTATCTCATATTAATCCTTATAGGACTGCTTATTTTGGTACTAAAGCAGGATTTGATTTAATGCATAAACCAGAAAAAGAAGATGCTGCATTAAGCATACCATCTCTACTAAGAACATTTAATAGAAAAGAAGGAGGAACTGTAGATGCTGAACTAACAGATGCTGAAATACAAGACCTTATAGATCAAGGATACATCATTGAAGAGCTGGACTAAACTTTTGAAGTTTAGTAAATAAATTAAAATTTATTATATTTAGAATATAACCATTAATATGAAAAAGAAAGTAAGAATTTATAAGTCTCCAACAGGTAAAGGAGAGTTTATAAACAAAACTGCGCAATTTCTTCAAAGAGCACAAATGGGTGGGATGCCGGACCCTGCTACTATGGGATATCCTGGAGCAGCAGAAGAAGAAGTATCTTCAGAAGATCAAATAGCACAAAGCATAATTTCAGATATTCAGAATGGTAGACCAAAGGAAGAAACTGTTGTAAAATTAGTTAATAGTTTTAACCAAGATCCAATGACTGCGGATCAATACTATGAGCAGATTTTTAATGCATTGAAATCTCAACAACAAGAACTAGAAGATGAAGAAGTTTCTGGAGTTGAAGAAGAAAATACAGATCAACAAACTCAAGTAGAAGATGAAGTAGCTTCACAAGAAATAGAAGATGAATGGATAGAAAATAAAGGAACAGCTACTGCTAATCAAATGTTGGCAGAAGATGATGAGTCAATTGCTGCAGAAGATTTAAGAGAAGCTGAATCTCAGTTAGTTATGCAGGATGGTGGTATGATGCCAACAGATTTTGATATGTCTATGTATGAAAATAGATATCCTGTACAGTATGCTGGTTTAAGTGCATTTCTACCTCAAACAATTTTAGATGATAATGCTTCATTTGCTCAACCTATGTCAGGTGAATTAGATGAAGAATTTAAAAAGGGTGGTGCATATAAAAAAGCTAAATCAAAATATGTTAAAACTATTTTAGGTTTAAATAAAAAAGTTGATGGTGGACCACAAGCAGTAGAAGAAAGTGCTGATCCAACCGGAGCTAATGTAAGAAACAATAGACTTAAACAATTTGTTTCTACATTAAAAACAAATAGTGATTATGCTCAAGCTAAAGAACAAGCTGAACAAGAGTTTGAACAATTAGCACTACAGCAACAGCAAATGCAGATGCAGATGCAACAGCAAATGCAGATGCCTCCTAATCCATATATGCAAAATGGTGGAGAGCAAGATATTTATAATGGTCAGGATTATGAAAATCCAATGCACCATTTACAATTATATTCTCATGCAGCTCAAGATGTATTTGGTGATCCAATGAATCAAACAACTCAAGCTCAGAATGGAATTCAAGTTGGAAAGTTAACTCCAGAAGAATTAGAACAAGCACGTAACTATGGTATTATTGATCCTGGATTTAGTCCTGATGGAACAAGAAGTCAAATAAAAAACCGTCAAAGACAAGACTGGACTGATAAACAAATGCAAACTGGGAACGCTAGTTATGAGGATATGCAAAAAGGTATTTATCCAAACAGATTTAATCCTGCATCTAATCAAACCGGAGACCCTGCCATTTATAATGGATTAACTCAAGCTGACTTAACTAGAATGAGTGGTGGATATGGTATAGATGCTGCTCATGGAAGTACTTTTAATCCTGGAAGAAATATGGGTAATATTCGTATGCCAAAAGGTATGATGGGTATGCCTCCTATTACTAAAATGGATGTCAGAAGATCTGGATTATTTGGTAGACCTAAAGAATACTCAGTAGAATTTGGACAAAGCCCTATGCCTGGAATGCCAGGTGCTGGTGTTGGTTTCTATGGTTATGGAGCAACAGCTACACCACCAAAAAAGAAATCTCCAGGAAGAATCTTTACTGAAGAAGCTACTAAACAAGTTAACAAACAAGCAACAACAGAAGTAGCAGCTGCTACACCTGCATCAGAAGCTGCACAAAAATCTGCAGAAGGAACATCTCAAACTGCGGCATCATCAGGTACTACAAGTAGTAATCTTGTTGAAGCAGGTGCTTATCCTGAAACAGTAGCAGAAACTCCTGTTACAACTCCAACAGCAGCTAATAAACTCTTTACTTTACCAGGTAAATCTGGATACTACTATAGAAAAAGAGCGGATGGTTCTTATGTTAAATTTAAAGGTGATCCTAGTAAACATACATCATCTACTCAACCTGTAAAAACAAATGGTAAAGCTGTATACATTACACCTAAAGATCCAACATATAAATACTTAAATACTAAAGCTAAATTTGCTAATGAGTATGATCCAAATGCTGTAGCTGCTGCAGTTACACCAAAGGTTTCAAAAGAGGCAGAAGACAAAAAATTAGTTAATGCAATATTAAAAAAACCAAGTAGTCAGCGTACACCTGAAGAAAGAGATTTTGTAAGAAAATGGAAACAAACAAAACTTAATGCAGGTATTAATAGTTTTCCTGAATTAGTAAGTAATGTTTATGAATCATTACCTGATGTTCCGGGTTGGATGGATCCTTCACAATATGGATCTTTAGAAGCACAACGCAATGCAAGACTTAAAGCTCAAGGTAAACCAATACCACCAAGTAAATCTAGTGGAGCAAGTTTGTATACTGATTCTGGATATGAAGAAGGAGGAGCTATTATGGATCCTCAAATGGATCCTTATGGTAACCTTCAACAGTTTGTATATGGTGGTAATGATATGTCTATTCCTGAATTAAACCAGGAAAGCATTGACTATATGAATTCTAAAGATACTACAGATGGTTACTTCCAATATGGAGGACTAACTACATATGAAGATAAAGGAGAAGTTAAGTCTGATCCTTATGAAGACTATAGAAAACAAGTTGGTGACAAATTAAATATGTCATTAAGAGATGACTTGTCTGCAAAAGAATTATTTGAGATGGGTAATAAAGCTGGAATTAGTTTTGGTCAAAAACCTGCAGCTCCAGCAGCTCAACAACAAATGCAGTATCCTTCTTATGATCCATTTGCTGTTATGAATATGATGGCTAATGCTGGAAGAGGTGGTAGAGGATCTGGAATGTTTCCTGCAAACTTAGCTGGGTCACCACAGTACTATGGTAAAATTAAAAAGGGTCCTTACAATCCATTAACAGGCGCTGGAGTAAGTGGTGGTTTTGGTCCTAATACAAATCTTAAGTCTATTAATGTAACTAAGACAGGTATGTTTGGTAGACCTAAGAAATATACCATGACATATGGTAATCCAGAAATGGACCCAAGAAAACAAAACTTAATTACTTTACCGGGTGAAGGAGTAGAAGGTTATGCTGGTCAAGCATCACCATCAGGAAATCAAGATAGACTTTCTAATACTCAAGGTTTAAAACTAGGTACTAGAGCTAAAATAGCTGCTAAAGAATTATTTGGACGTAGAGGTCAAGATGATCCTTATGCACCACAACAAGAATCAATGAATCAAGAACCTGCAGATAATACAGGAGGAGGGGAAGATCAAGATGAAGTAAAAAGATTTCAAGCACAGCAAGAAGCTAGAGGTTTGGTATATGATGATATTGAGAATAAGTGGATTCCAAAAGTTACTGGCCAATCAGCTAAAGATGCAGGTAGTGATTTGATGGCTCAATCAAGAGCTGATATGGAAATTGCAACTTCTGGAAAATTACCTGTACCATCTGGACAAGGTGAACTTGATAAGTTAAGAGCGCAAAGACAATCAGTTCTTGAAGGAGAGTTAGCTCAGTCTGCACAAGATAAAGAAAGAGCTGCTATGGGTCCAGTAGGATTCCAACAAGATAATGCTTTGTCTCCTGGACAAATGGAGATTGATCAAGATATTCAAGCTAGACAACAAGAACTTGATCAAGAAGCTGCAAGTCAAAGAGACCTACAAGCATTAGAAGCATCAGATGCTCAAGATAGAGAAATGGGTATTGGTATATATGATCCTAGTTATACTCAAAACTTTGGTAAAGCTGGTTTAGAAGAATTACAGAAAGAAGAGCAAAGAATTGATGGACTAATGAGAGAGTCTGATTTACAAGATCAGCAAGATGGTATTGGTATATACGATCCTAGTTTTAGTAAAGATTTTGGTAAGGCTGGACTAGATGCTTTACTTCAAGATAGAAAACAAAAAGATGCTGCTGCTGCAAAAATTGCTGCTGCAAGAGCTGCTGCCGCTAAAAGAAATGTTGTTACTCCACAAGGTAGAGGTTCTATGACAGGTCCTTCTAATAATCAAGCTGCTACTATTCCTGCTAAAAATACTCAGCAAAATAAAGATCTTGATGTAGACACTGCACAAAACATGTCTGCTGAAGAAAGAGCACAATTAAAAAGAGCACAAGACTATATAAATTCTCCTCAGAGACAAGCTGAAATAAAAAGACAAAAAGCACAAATAGAAAAACAAAAACTTGCTCAAATGAATGAGCAAGAAAAAACTGTATATAATACAAAAGATAAGGTTAATAAAGCAATGGATCAGGTTTATAAAACTGAATATGATAAACCATTGAATGCTTTACTTGACAAACGCCTGCGTGTAGAGAAAGCAATTGAGCAAAGAAAAGATTTGACTCCTGCACAAAAGAAACAAAAGAGACAAGAAGCACTAGATAAATTCTATATTGAACAACAACAGTTAGAAGAAAAATATGCTAAGATAAAACAAGAATATCAAGATGCAGCTAGTTTTGAACCTGAACGTAGTAAAGGCAGTTCAACTGTAAAGAAGTTTAATGTTAAGGTACCTAAGTATTTTAGTAATGGTGGAATGTTACCTAAAGCTGTGTATGGTAATAACCCTGTAACATATACTGATAATCCAGCATTAGCAGGAATGACAGATGTTCAAATGATTACTCTTAACCCTGGTATTCAAGGTTTAAGCGGTGGTATTAATTGGGGACAACTATCTGCAACAAATACTGTTACTCAGGAAAATGGTGTTGGTCAACCAAATACCTATGGTGCTGCTGCTCCTACTGCCCCAACTCAACCTGAGGGAATGATAGTTGGAAAAGAAAGTCAGCAAGTAGAAAAAGAATATGCTCCACCAGCAGGAGATGTTTCAATTGATGTTAAGAACAAAAGAATGGGTGAGTTTGACCCAGAAGCTTGGCTGAATACAGGTAATGCTGCTATCAGAGGTTTAACTAAATTTATTGGAAATGATGAGGACACTAATATGTATGATGATTACAACTCAGACAATATGTTTGGAGCAAGTAATACCAAAGATAGAGGTGACTATGTTCAGTATGGTCAAAGATTAGGTATGTTCCGTGATCCTGAAGAAGGTCAAAAAAGAACTGGTAGAACAAAACAATATGGTGGTGCCATGAATGTAGATGATGAAATCTATATGACAGATGAAGAAATTGAAGATTTCTTAGCAAATGGTGGATCACTTGAATATTTATAACTTTACAACATGTTAAGAAAAGTAAAAATTACAGGAGTACCCAAAGCAAGAACAGGATATCAAGTTCGTGGTTCATTAGCTAATGATGTCCCAGCAATGGGTGGAGCAGATTATAATGCTTACATAGGTCAACCAAACTTTAAAGTAAATAAAACTTTAACAGCTGTTCCTAGAGAAGCTGCTAACTTAGAAGCTGAAGGTGGGGAAACTGTTATGGGTAATATTGATGGAAGCAATATTCCATCTTTCTATAATATTAAAGGCCCTAGACATAGTAGTGGTGGTGTTCCTTTAAATTTACCTGATGATAGTTTTATCTTTAGTGATACTAAAGCTATGAAGATAAATGATCCATCTTTACTTAAGATGTTTAACATGGCAGTTAAGAAAGGTGGTTATACTCCAGCAGAGATGTCTAACAAATTTGATATAAATAGATATAGACAAATTCTTCAAGATCCTAACTCAGATAAGATTGCTAGAAAAACAGCTGAGATGATGATCAAGAATTATACTATGAAACTTGGTGCATTAGCTTTGGCTCAGGAATCTAAAAAAGCTTTTCCACAAGGAGTGCCAATGATTGCTAAACCTTACATGGAATCTGTAGGTATCAAAGAAGAAGACATCTTACCACAAAAAGAAGAAGAACAAGCTGAATCTTCAATGCAAGAACAAATGGAGGCTCCAGATTATGAAGCACAGGAGAATCCAGAAACAATGCCTAACGGAGAGCCAATTGCTCAACCTGAGGCAATAGGTCCACCACAAGAAGAAATGTCACCAGAGATGATGCAACAAGCTCCTATGGCTATGTATGGTATGAGTTTAGGTGGCTTTGATAATGAGTATGCATTTGGTGGTTACTATGCAACTGGTGGTGCTCAAAATATTACTCCTTATGAGAAAGCTAAAACAAAACAAGGTAATATAACTCCTACAGGTACTAGAAATGAATTTAGTAACCGTAAACAAGATGTTGATACCTTTTTAGCACAATGGGAACCAATTATTCCTGGAGTATCTAAAATGTCTGAAGGAAATGCTCAAAAAGCTATTTATGAATGGTCATTAAAAAATAATCCTGAAGGCATTCAAAAAATGTGGGAAACACATGGTCTTACTGCTAAGGGAATGAAAAGTGCTAAATTAAAAAAATTAAGTAAGGATGGATCAGGTAAGTTTACTGCCGAAGAATTAAAAGATCCTAAAATATTAGAAGCACTTCAAGAAGCATATGTAGATAATTTATTTGGAGTAAGACAATTAGATCCTACTAAACCAGAACCAAAGAAAGATTCTGAAAAAAGTGTTGATATTATTCCTCCACCTAAAAAGAAATGTGAGTGTATTGATCCTGAAACAAATGAAAAAACAGTATTTGATATTGAATCAGATGAAGAATGTATGTGTGGAGAAGATGAGCCAGGTAGTGTGTCAGAAGATGTGGCAGCAGCTCCTCCAAAAGGTCCTGCACCATTCTGGTTACAAGATACTATAAATACTATGGGT